AAACTTCATAAAGCCATTAAGAAAAAATTTACAGGTCGTGCAGGTCAGAAATTGACATCCGTTGATATTGCAGATATTGGCAATCTAATTGGTGTATGCGTTGTATCGGGTAATGTGCGTAGATCAGCGGAATTGTTTATTGGTAAGAATACTGAAGAGTTTTTGAACCTTAAGAATTCGGAAACTTTTCCTGAAAGAAACTCTTATGATCCTGAAAATCCCGGCTGGGGCTGGATGAGTAATAACTCTATTGAAACCACAGTTGGCGCAGATATCTCAAACATTGTTGATGGCATTGCTCTCAATGGCGAGCCTGGGGTTATCTGGATGGACATGTCTAGAAAGTATGGTCGCTTAATTGATCCACCAAACAATAAAGACTGGCGTGTATCAGGATACAACCCCTGTGCAGAGCAGTCACTTGAATCCTATGAGTGCTGTACGCTCGTTGAGACTTATTTAAATCGCCATGAGTCACTTGAGGACTATAAGCGTACTTTAAAGTTTGCATACCTCTACGCAAAGACTGTAACTCTTCTTCCAACCCATTGGGAAAAGACAAATGCAATCATGCAGAGAAATCGCCGTATTGGAGCATCCATGTCTGGCATTGCCAATTTTGCTGACAATCATGGAATCCCCAAACTTCGTGAATGGATGGATGAGGGATATGAAGTTATTAAGAGATATGACAATATTTACTCTGAATGGTTTGGTATTCGTGAATCAATCAAGATGACAACAGTTAAGCCTTCCGGCACTGTTTCTATTCTTGCTGGAGAATCACCCGGAGTTCACTGGACACCGGGAGGTAAGTATTTCAACAGAGCTATTCGCTTTGCCAATGACGATCCGATGCTCCCTCTCTTTAGAATGGCCAATTATAGGGTTGAACCCGCTTCTGAGTCTCCAGACACCACATCTGTTGTCTTTTTCCCAATCAAGTCTGATGCGAAGAGGGCTGAGAGGGATGTAACTATTTTTGAAAAAATGGCTCTTGCTTCTGTTGCTCAAAGGTACTGGTCAGATAACTCAGTATCTGTAACAATCTCTTTTGACTCAGAAACTGAGCAGAAGTATGTCGGAACAGTTCTCCACATGTATGACGGTCAGTTGAAAACTGTTTCATTCTTGCCATCAGGAAACTTTACATATCCACAAATGCCTTACACCCAAATTACCGAAGAGGAGTACCGAGAGGATGGGGAGAACAAATTGTTCCCGATTGACTTCTCTGGTGTTTATGCAGGAATGGCAGCAGATGCTATCGGCGAAAACTACTGCAGTACAGATTCTTGCGAAATCAAACTTATTAAAGACAACATTTCTAAATAATCGTACAAACTTGTACCGTTAATGTGGATAAATTAAAGAAAGTAGTGTAGAATTGTCTCAAATGTCTTCAGATATGATTAAAAGTAAAAACATCTGGGTTCCAGAGAGAGCATATGGCATTTGTCTTTGGATTATGCCAGATGGCTTCCCCTTATCTGATGGAGAAAATGTTCTTTGTGCAGAAGGTCTTGTTGGCGATGAAGCCCTTGAACTTCGTGTTGCTGAGGCTGCTAAATATTGGACAGGTTCTGAAGATGGAGTAATCCGTTGGGTTCCTGGTGCAAGAAAAGTTTCTTCTGATGAGAGAGATGACCAAGCAGAAAGGCTCGCTGACGGTCTAGTTGCTGATCCATTTGAAGATATGTATGACCAACACTTTGGGAGAAAATAATGGATAACAGAATGGTATTAGCCGACACAGAGATTGTTGATGAAATTGATGATATTTCATACACTGGATTTTCAGCAACAGAGGAGCCAGTAGATCCTTTTTCTATTGTGAAAGTAAGTTCTCTTTCTCCAAAGATGAAAAGAAAAGCTTATAAACTGCAGAAAAGGCAAGAGGGCGAGGATGGAACTAAGTCTAAGTATCTAGATCCAGAAGTCATTAATGGCTACTCCCTTTGGGATATCGTAAACCCTCCATACGATCTTGATGGTCTTGCAAAACTTTATGACCAAAGTGCAATTCATTGCGCTGCAATTAATGCAAGAGTTATGAACACAGTCGGTCTTGGCTTTGAGTTTTCAGAAACATTGAAGTCAAGAAGAAGAATTGAGAAAGCTCAAGAAGATCCAGCAAAGCTGGAGAGGACTCGTAAAAACCTCCAAGACCTGAGAGAAGAACTTGAAGTCATGTTTGAAGATTTAAATGTTGAAGAGACACTGATTGAGACTTTGGTTCGTGTTTGGCAAGATTGCTTGACTGTTGGTAACGGTTACTTGGAAATTGGTCGCAATAATGCTGGAAAAGTTGGATATATCGGACACATCCCTGCAACGATGGTTCGTGTAAGAAGACACCGTGATGGTTTTGTTCAACTTTCAAGGGCAAATAAAATTCAAGCCGTGTTCTTTAGAAATTTTCAAGACCTAGAGATGGCAGATCCAATTAACGCTGATCCAAGTCCAAATGAGATTATCCATTTCAAAATGTATTCACCAAACAATACTTACTACGGTATCCCCGCAGCCGTTTCTGCTGCTGCAGCTATTGTTGGAGATAAGTTTGCAAAAGAATATAACATAGATTATTTTGAAAACAAAGCAATACCTCGTTATGCAATTATTCTTAAAGGTGCAAAGCTTAGCAATCGTTCTAAAATGGAACTGGTCAACTACTTTAGAACCGAAGTTAAAGGTCGCAACCACGGAACCCTTATTGTCCCTTTACCTGCTGGAATTGGTGGAGATGCTGACATTAAGTTTGAAAAACTAGAAGCCGGAATTCAAGATGCTTCTTTTGATAAATATCGCAAATCCAATCGTGATGAAATTCTTATTGCAAACAGAGTTCCTGCCCCAAAGGTTGGTGTTTATGATAACGCAAACCTTGCTGTATCAAGAGATGCTGATAAGACTTTCAAGATTCAAGTAATTGGACCGGATCAGGCAATTATTGAAAAGAAAATCAATCGTCTTCTTGCAGAGTTCACAGACCTTCTTCAGTTCAAGTTGAAGAAAATAGATCTTCTTGACGAAGATATGGAATCAAGAATTTATGACAGATATCTCCGTACAGAGGTTGTTAGTCCAAATGAGGTCAGAAGTAAAATTGGTCTTCCCGAAAGATCTCAGGGAGATGATATGTTACCATTCCCAACAAAGATTAAGCAGGAGAATGGTGGAGCTCCTATTGGAAATTCCAACAATGCATCCTCTGAACCACCAAAGTCTAGATCTGACAGTGGAGCAACACCGAGTGGTGTTCAAGCTGCTGGAGATCAAAAAGAAAGAGGTCAGAGTCAAGACTCTGGCGACAATACAGATACCGTCAAGGTATTTGAAGGAGAAAAAAATGAGTAGTATTGTATATACAACAACAGCTATCGCAAGCACAGACGGTGAGGTGTCAATCGGACATCATACTGATTATTTGTTTGTATGGAATAAAAGCAACACAACAAGTGCGATTATTGAATTGAACGGAAGACACCAAATTCTTATCCCTCATGCACCAGATGATGGCAGTCATATGTATCACAAAATCCCGGGCGACTATACAAAAATTAAAATCATTACAGCCGGTGTTAGCTTTTCAGCTTACGCAGTTGGCTAATTATACAAATAATAGTGTATAATATAAGATTACGAGGTGACTATGGAAAATTTTAACTTGTCCTTCCCTATTGACATGATCAAGAAGGAAGAGAGGATTGTAAGCGGTATCGCTACTGCTGACAATATAGATAAAAGTGGAGACATTGTTGACTTTACCGCTTCTGTTGAGGCATTTAAGAATTGGGGCGGGAACATTCGTGAAATGCATGCCCCGGTTGCTGTAGGTAAAGCTGTCAGTTACAACCCAATCCAAGTGATGGGTGAAGATGGCGTTATGTACAATGCTGTTCGTGTTGATGCTTACATCTCAAAGGGAGCCGAGAATACTTGGCAAAAAGTTCTTGACGGAACCCTTCGTGCATTTTCAATTGGCGGAAAGATTCTTGAAAAAGTTGAGTCAACAGAGAAGATGCATCGTGGTAGACCAGTTAATGTGATTAAGAACTATGTTCTTGGCGAACTAAGTCTTGTGGATAATCCAGCAAACGCACTGGCGGTTGTTGATATTATCAAAATGGATGTTGATGG